AAAATAGCACCATACAAACTGTTCAAGTTAATCTTCTTAACTAGCTGACGTTTATCCCAGTATTCAATCTCTGCGTCATTTTTAGCATCTTTTGCTTTCTTTAACATCTTTTGTAGATCTTTACGTTCGCTATACCAACGCTTTAGAATACCAGGAATAATGCCTTCATATTCTGTAGTAAAAATAGTGCCGTTAGCACTAAGCATCCACGGCATTTGACTATCAAAAATAAGTTTGTGTATTTCAGCACCACTTAGAACATCACTAGTGCTGCCTGCTGGCTCCTTACCTTCTTCCCAGTCAATAGTAAGAGATACATCCCTACGTTGATCCATTACAGCTTCATATTCTTCAGTAGCAAATCTGCCTTCCCAACTGCCCGCAAAACTTTTCTTTTTAAGTGTCATATCTTCTTGTACACGAGCTTCGCTTATTTCTAATCTAATTTGTCCTATAATAGTTTCAGGTGCCATGTTCATTGCTCTAATAACACTTGGATACAGACTGTTCAAATCCATTGAACCAATCCATTCATGTAAACCTTTTTTAGGAAACGCAACATAAGCACCAGCTGCTGCTGTCTGTCCATCACGTTCTTTTCTGTTTGGAACTTGCATGCCCCTATTATGCGACTCATTTACAATAGCTTGTTCTGTAACTGCTACAGCACCCATTGTTGTTTGTAATAGCACTGTGTTGTCATGTGCAATTTGATTTGCTAAGTCAATAAACCTTAACTTCTTATCTAGTTTGTCAAGTAGGGCAACGTCTTGTCTATTATATTCAATAAATCTCTTGAAGTCATTGTTATAAAGTTGATCAAGTGTGCCTTCATACACAGTCTTGTTTTCACCAACTTCCAATTCGCCGATAGCATCTAGTCTGTATGTGTGGCGTTCTTCATATGTGTACTTGCGATATAGTTCAAGATAGTCCATATGTACTCTGCCAACAGTATCAAATGTTTCAGCAGTTTTGCCATACTTTTCAAACTCACGTCTTTTAGGAAGTTGCTTCCACAAACAAAAACGTCTTGTATCATCCTTGCTCAGCACTCTACTTACACGATTGACTGTATATGGAATATCATAACCTTCGCTGTTCCAACCACTTATAATATCAGCATCTTCAATAATATCAAGAAACGCTTCTAGCATTTCGCCTTCATTAGCATACAAGAATGTATTGTCAAAATCTTCTACTTCTGCCTGTGCTTCTTCCATAGTTAGTGTCTTTGGCGGCAAAGCAAAAGTAATAAGAGCATCTAGCCATTGTAAATGTACAGTAATAGCAGTAATAGGCATAAAAGGATCGCTTGGATCAGCAAAGCCACGCTCTGGATCAAAGTCTGTCTCAATATCAAAAAAAGCAACATTCATTTTAGGAGCATCTTGATTAAGATAGTGTTCGCTTAAACATTGAAATATAGGATTAAGATCAGACTCAAACATTTTCTTGCCTTTGTTTATAGCAAGTTCCTTGCGAAAGTCTTTTGTGTTTTTACATACAATACGTGTTAATGGATCATCATAAATGCTTTTGTATTTGCCACGTGGATCTTCATAGTAAAATGTGTACTTTGCTTGATATTCTTGATAATGCCTTTTGCCATCGCGGCGTTCAACGGCACGAATAATATCAGCATCTCTATCAAAAAAAGCATCAACGTATGGCATTTATATTCCTTTTTATTATTATAACACGAAAAGTTGTATTAGAGCAAGAGAATTCATAAGCACAAACCAAGCACACAATATAATAGCAAATGCTGCCTTTCGTATAACTGTGCTAATGACACCTAGTATACTACCTATTAAATACATTGGTATAAAAAGTTCAGTAGCAGGATCTAACACAGTAAAAGTAAGTATTACTGAAGCAGCCATTAATAAAGTTGTTTCGGCCATTTCACAGTAAAACGCTACTGGAGATAATCTATAACTCTCTTTAAAGTAATCTAATATTCTAGTTATCAAAACAGGTAACCTGCATTGTGTACCTATGCTCTATACCCATATTATATGCCGCATGTAAAGTACTGCCTGTCCAACTAATCCAATCTCCACGCTTCCAGTCTGCTAACACTTCTTTTTCTATTTGAAAAAGATGTCCACGTTTAGAATCTTCTAAGAAAACAATGTATCTAGTAATTTTGTTAACATCTGATATGTTGTTCATTTTCATATAATTACAATACATATCTTTATGTACTGGCAATATGTTACCTGGTGGTGTTCTGTAAAAAGCAACACTATAACTATCATGAGTTGGAAGTTGTTCAATCACATTGCTACTAAAGTCTGGCATCTTAGACATTGGGCCAACATATACATCATTGTTAATTATTACTTTGTATGGATCGTGCCCATACATGATGTATTCATCTTGCCCATAACCACCGCGACTTTCATAATCTAAATTATAAAAACTTTGGTCTTGCCAAACTGGTTCTACTTTGCCTCGATTCATGTAAACTCCTTAAAGTACTTAGTCTTTATCATATCCAGTTGTAGCAACAATGGTTTCAAGATCTTCAAATTCATCTTGATGACGTGACCAGTCATTTTTTTGAGCAACTTTAATTGCTTTATTAATAAGACTAGGTTTTACGTTAAGTTCTTCTGCTACTGCTTTCACAGTTTCTTTCAATCCGCCTTGTAAATCTTCAATCTCTTGTAATACTGTTACACCTTCTTTTACTAGACGTTCTAGTTTAGCTTTTTCTTCAGCGCCGTAAACTCTGTCACTCATACTTGCTCCTTTTGTTTTAATTTAATTATATACTATTATATGTAATAAGTCAAGACTCAAATGCGCCTGGTGAATCTATATTTATTGTTTCAAATCCTTTAAGCTCTTGTTTGTAACTGTATAGATCTCCGAGTATTAGGTATTTAAATCCTATATTTCTAAAATAGGCACATTCACTTCTCAAAGATTTGTAACCTAATTTAAGTTTAGGATTCTTGTAGTTCCAAGCAAATTGATCCGCATGTGCTGTGCTTTTACTAGGATATACATAATAAGCACTCCATGCTACTAATTGGTTGTTGTCGTAATATCCAAAAACTGTAGAATGATCCCAGTCTTCTCTAAAAATTGGATATATTTCTTCAAAGTTTTTGTATCTTATATACTGTTTGTATATTTGTTCACATTCTGTAAATTCATTACTAGACAACAATTTAAAATCAATTGTTTTATATGTTGTTTTTGTTAAATCGATTCTACTTGTCATATTTCAGTTACATCAGCATAGTATTCGGCATCCCAGTTAACATAATAATTTTGTTTTTGTAATGCTGTTCTTGCTGTATTTAACTTTTTTGAATCCTGTAAAAATACAATGGCATATTGGCCATTGTTTAAAATTACTTCATTAACTTTTTCTTCTTCGTCTGGATGATCCTCTAGCGCAATGTATCCTCTGTTATGTAAAAATTGATCGTTAGCATGTCCTACAGCACGAGATAATTCTTCGCTAGTGATTAATTGTGGGTCGCAACCTAATATTACTACTTCTTTTTTTCTAGGCCAATGATAAGAAAAGTTTTCTAATTCGCATATAAAATATTCACCAATGCTAAGTCGATCTATAGCCTTTAATTCAACACATTGTATTTTGTCTTCTAACATTGCTTGTTTAGCAAAGGGACAAGGAGGCAGATTACTAAAAGTCGTGTTAGGTATACTTAGGAATTTTTCTATCCAGTTATGTATGTTTTCTTCAAACGTCATTTCTATATTGCTCACTATGACTTTGTTCATTCATAATTTTGTATAGGTTATCCATAATACTATTGCTAACATAATTTATAGCAATACCAGCCCTTGAATACTTAGTATGATTAGGCATGCCGCTATGTAATATTTTTGCGTTCCAAATAATTACATCTCCAATCTTGCATTCAATTTGCTCATGGTTGTCATTATAAAAATCGTTATAATGACCTTCATAACATTTTACATTATCCAAGTGAAATTTATGACTTCCTTTTACAAACCCTGTAGCACCGTTTTCTTTGGTAAAATTATCTAAAGGTACAAATGCCAATACGCCAAGTAAATCTTTTTCATAATTGTATTGTGTGAATCTGTAAGGACAATCAAGATGTGGCATGACAGCATTATATCCTGAATTTTGTACAACTACATTTCCATTACCAAAAGGCACAGCATCTTCTATGTGCTCGTTTACTATTTTTTTAATTTTATTATTTAGGATAGAAAAACTTTTATCGTCTATGTTTTCTGAACAATATTGACTGTATAGGTTTTTTGGTTTATCAACAGTGAATTCAAGGTTATGATCAAACCCGTGATCAGGTTTTAATGCTGAAACACTTTCTTTTATATTTTTTATAGTTTGTTTGTCAAAAAGTTGTTTTTCTAATATAACACCGTCGTTATACAAGCACACTAGCCGTCGCCTTTTACCTTATGGCAACTATTGCCTTTTCCTCTACGATAGCCTTTCCAGCATACTTTTCCGTGGCTACCTTTTTTCTTTTCTTCGTCTAATGTGGTCCAACTTACATTGCCGCACTCTTCGCAAGTGTGATCGGTTACTTCAGATATTTTCATTTCTTTTTCTCCCTATTCATTGCTATTGCGTACATAGCACCTTCTGGATCCATTCCTTTGTCTTTAGCCCATTTTGTGATACTAGACTTTGCTTTTTTATCTTTCTTTAACTTGTCTGCGTGTTTATGGGCTGACTTTATTTTTTTTTTGACATCTTTTCTGCTAATGTATTTTTATACGCAGTGACATCGTTTTCTGACATTGTAAACTTATGTGATTCGGTAGCAATTGGTGATTGATCATAATCAAGAGTATGATACACACTGCCTAAGTAATCTGCTGCTTTAGTAATTTTACTCTGCATCCATCCTTCAAGACCTTCAGCTTCGCTTATACTTTTCATCATGTCATGTAGTTTGATACTATACTTGGCAATCTTATAAAGCTCTGCTCTTGCCATTTGTACTTCGTGATCACGCTCGGCAATATCTGCCATATCAGCAAGACCTTCAAGTACATGTTCTTGACCGTCTGATGTTTTAAACTTAGTTCCTGGTTTAGCACCTTTTGCTTTTAAGTCAGCAACTTTTTTAGCAAACTCGTTGCCTTCTGCTGCTTGGTTAGTTGAAGAACCTGTGTCGCTTTTGGCTTTTTTAATCAGTGCGGAGATCACTGGTTTGTCCATGCCTGTAATTCTTACAACATCTTCCATGCTCTTTGGACCAAAGTTAGCACCAAAGTTTGTAAGTGTGTCGCCAAGACGAGATAAAGCATTTGCCATCATAAGTGTATTATCATCTGTACCTGTCATCTTAGATGCCATGTCGATCATTTTACGTCCTAAGCCAGCGATTTCTCTATGCTTTGGATCCATACCCATTTGGTTGTCTTCTTTTGCTGTTTTAGCAGCATCTTTCCAATCCTGTGCGCTTGGCGCTTTAGGATGATTTTTTGGACGACTTGTTCCTGCTTTCTTACGTTTGTTTACGTTGTAATACAAACCTTTTGATTTTTCATCTACTGTTGTCATAGTATTCTCCGATTACTACTATTTATCTGTTCTTCTTTTTTGCTTTGCGTTTTGGCTTTGTGCCTCTACGCTGTAATGTGCCCATTGGCATTGCTACTGCTGCTATGCCGCCCGCACTGGTCATTTCGTTAATTGACTCTTGATACTTAGCGACAATTTCGTCACCCTTTTTCATAAAGATTTTTTGTAATGCTACAGCACCCATTATTAATGCTACTGCCATTCCAATTTCAAATTTGTTATCAATAAGCATCTGGGCATACTCTTCGCCAACTTTACTAATTACCCAATCCCATCCTTGATCAATTGCTGCTACTGCTCCTGCGCCAAATGCTAATTTACCGCCATATCTTTTTAGTATAAACTTTAATACAGGCCATGCGCCACGTACTGCTGCCCATTTAATAAGCCATATAGCTGCGGCTATAACAGGTGCTGCTTCGTCGAGTTCATGTTCTATACTATCGCCTACTAATTGATGCTTTAAAGGATGTTTTTTTCTGCCACCTTTTGCTTTAGGCATTGGATCTTTGCCTTTTGCTTGATGAGCATCTTTGCCTCCACCTGTAATCTCACGTAAATTCATTTGATTCTCCTTAGTGAGATAATTTTTGTTTCTGGACCATATTGTGCCATAATTTGCTTACGTGCTTCAATTACATTACGAGCACTGGTTTGGACTTTTATAGCTTGGCTATAAAATTTTTGTCTGATACGTAAATCAGCCATAAACATTAAAAATGGTGTTTTTTTAAAAGTCTCTCTAATGAACATGTTAGTATTTATCGAAATCAAACAGTTTAGGTTTTGCCTCTGGCTCTTCTAAACTGTGTCCACCCTCCATTACACTCCATTCATACGCTGTGTAACGCCGTTCTTTTAGTTTACCATCTACACGTAAAAATGGCGGCACACCGTCTATTGTGACTTTGTTGCCTAATTTAATTGCTTCCACTGGTATTTGATCAATATCAACATCTGCGGTAGTGTTAACATTTTTTACAATTCTAGCATCTTCATTTAGATCTTCTATATTCATTCCAGTATTTGTTTCTTTCGTTTGTGCTTGTTCTATTTGCTTCGTGTTCTTTGTACTTGGCTATGTAGTGCGCCCATTCTATATCATCAATGCTCATGTCTTCGTGTTCTCTCCACGTTCTGCTATAACCGTCTGGGTATTCTACTGCCCAGTCTATTTTTTCTTTTTGCCCGACTTCATGTTTGCGCACCAATGATACATCCTCGCTTTTTCACCACTACTATTTTTAGCCCTTTTGCGTAATGCTGTAACACTTCCATTACAACTAGCACCTGAACGCTTTACACGCCCTGGTCTGCTTTTGCCTTTTACTTTACCATCAGCAAAGTTTTCATTCATTCCAAGTTGATCAACCATTATTTCTAACGCTGAATCTACATCATTTAAACCATTTTCTTCTTTTGTTTTCTCATACCAACTTCTTACAAAGTTTGATGCTGCGTGTCCATAAGTATCTGGCGCCATCATCATTTGATAAAGAACTTGATCGGGTGCTTCTCGTTGAGACCTAACAAATTTTCTAAGACTATCTAGCTCTGTGCTTTCATTATATGCAACGTTTTCAGTTACGTTGTTATCTTTGCCAACTAGTTTCACACCACGTTTTTTTGCTAGTTCTATTATTTCTGGTGTTGCTTTAGACTTTAGGATTTTTACTGCTACTACATAGTTCCAAGGTATCGTTTCTTCTACCCTGTACTCACTTTCAAAATCACCGTCGTCGCCTTTAGCCCAATCACCTGCTCCTGGAGTACTTTCCCAATCTTCTACATGCTTTTCAAATGTTTCCATTTTGCTTACACGAGCAGTATCGATGACTATTTGTACTTCTGGATTGCCCGACACTACATATTTTGGATCTGCTGTCATACTAAAATATTCATCTGGTTCACCTAAGTGACCATCTCTTAACATTCCTGTTAACCCGCTTGCATATGTTACATGGAATAGATACTTGCCCAACGGCACGTCTGATTCATTATATGCTTTGTCAGTAGCAGCCTTAGCACTAGCACCTTGTGGGTGCTTTGGATTAATGCCTACAGGCTCACCATTCATTAGCTGCGAAATATCAGCACTTTTGCCAATTTTATCTAGTAGCATGTGTAATTTGTCATTAGGATCATAGTTGCCTGATTCATAGCCTAGCTTGCCACGAACTTCTGTACGTCTGCCTGTTTCAGTATCAACAATATGTAATACCATCATATCAGTGTCACGCTCTAGTTGTAATTTGTAACCTTCGTCAACCTTTTTTTTACTTTTCCAAGCATCTTTGTCACCCTTTGCTGCTGCTTTTCTTCGAGCAGCAATTCTATCTTGTACACTTGGTTCAAACTTCTCAGGTTTCTTTTTTATACTTGTGCGTTTAGGTGTACGAGTAGCAAAGCCTAGTATTTCTGTGATGCCCATTCCTTTTCTTACATCAGTAAACATTTGTTGAGCAATTTTTGGATTAGCAACACCTTGTTTAAAACTATCAAAGTCACCTGCTGCTGCGGCCGCTCGCATTTTACTAGCACTCATGCCTTCAGCACCTTCAGCATCAGGATCACGCTCGCCAGCACTTACAACATCTATTTTGTTAAAATTGTATTCTTTGCCGTTGTACTTGTTAATCAAGGTAGTAAAGTCTTGTATTCTATCACTGCCAGCAACATAGATAATATTATCATAACCTATGCTTTCTATTTTTTGTAACGCTTGTATAATTGTTTTTACATCGCTACTACCTACAGTTACATTTGGAAAACTGGCTTTAGCATATTTTAGTTTATCAGGAAAGTTTAATGGATCTGTTTTTGGCTTTTGACTTTGACTTACAAAGATAAAAGGATCGCCAGGTAAACTTGCTACTTTGTCTGCTAATTTTTTATGTCCTATTGTAGGTGGATTCATGCGTCCAAATGCTAGAACTGCTGTTTTTGGTGCTTCTGTTATATCTTTGAATTTCATGACGGCGTCCACCTTGTTCTTGGCACTAATTTTGTTTTGCTTCCTAGCGCCACATAACCTTCACCGCCTTTTTCTCCTTTGGTGCTTTGTTTAACATCTGAAGGAGCGTCATCTAGTTGTTGAATAATATGATCCTTGGCTTTCATAATTTGTTTAACTAAGCTAAACACAGCAGGTAACGCATTAGGATTAGCCTTTGCCATATCATTTATTTTTGCTTGTTTATTAGCACTTACTTTACTGCCAGCTAACCAATCAAAGAATCCTTTTTCTAAGCCTTTTAGATTACCTGCTCTGCTAGTTTGGTTTACATAAGTGTAAATTATATTTTTCATATCACTTAACCCTGCTACTGGTGCTAGAAAGTTATCTATGCTTTGACCATATTGGCTGGCAAATTTTTCTATATTGTCTACTTCAGAAGTATCAATAGTAGGCTGGTGTGTAACATATGTTTGTCCTAAGACAACAGCATCGTTACTGTTTAATTCCTGTACATCCTTAATTGGCTTGCCTGAAGGATCGCCAAATGCTGGATACTTTGTATGTACAACTACACCTACTTTACTATTTTCAATTCTTTTACCCAATTGACTGTTTGGATCTACAGTATAGGTTACTAAATTAGGTGTAAAATTTATTCCTTCTGCTGTTGACTCTACAGGATTACCAGGATGATATAACAAGTCTCCATAAACATATCCTCTAAAATCAACTGGAGTAGATGCTTCCATTATACTGAATATAGCAGCCATATCTCTACCAAATGTTTCACGCCAGTCTTCGCCTTTACCTGTGCTTGTAATAAATTGGTAAAGTTCTTGTGGAGATTTAGCAGTTTGTCCTTTACTCCAACCGTTCTTACCTACTAAAACAAATTCGCCATTAGGTTCACGACCATAATACATAGTAGGATAACCATCCCATTTTATAGCTACGTCTCCGCTATCGCTGCCAAGTTTACGTAAAATATCGATTGCTTTAGTAGCACCCGCACTACCATCAATAAAAACAAGATCTTCTAAATGATTATATTCTCTGCCTACTTTGGCTTCAGTGAGTATCTTGAATTCGCTGTAACGCATTAGTATTCTCCGTTACGAAAATTCTCTACCTCACCTCTTAATAATCTTGATACACATTCCATTTTTTCAGCATCAGTGAGCATGTCTGCCGGACGCTTTGGAATTTTGAATTCAGTACAGTAAGACTCAATTGCTTTATCAATCATAGGTAGTAGGTCTTTTTTATTATATTTCCCGCCGTTTTGTACTGCTTTTTGTACAGCACACATTGCCGGATATGTTTGCTTGCGGTAAAACATTGGATCATTTTTCATGAAAACATTTAAGTCTTCAATAATATCAAATGGTAATTGATCACCGACTTTTAAATCTTCGATTGCTTTCTTGTCAAAGATTTCGTTAATCATTACCATTTTCTACAACTCCAATAACGTGCTTTTGTACGTGGACCCGGATTGTCGCAATTGTGTCTAGCACGGAAACTTCTTCTACGTGCTGGATTTGATTTTTTTATTTTCATATTAGGATCACCAAAGTTTACTTTTTTAACATTCTTAGTCTTTGGATCTTTGACATATACTTTAAACTTTTTTACATCGCCACGCATTGGTTTACCAAGTGATACTTTACGACCTTGATATTCTGCTTCGTCGAGCTCGTCGTCCTCATTGAACCACATAGTACCATATGCTTCATGAAACTCGTCACCGTCGTAAGTTTCTTCATCAATTACATCGCCTTCGCCCATAATTTCGATGTCAAAGTCTGTATGGCCCATTTCAAACATATAGTTTGCTAATTTGCCAGCATACTCATCTGCTTCACTTTCGTCTAACTCTCTTGCTAAAGGGATTTCTATATAACTGTTATCGTTCTCTGTATAAATCTGCTGTTCTGCGAAGATACTTTCATCTAGAGAAACTTCTTGTTTTTCCATTACTAAACGTACAAAATAAGCCATTGGTGTTCCTTAGTTTCTATTATATGTTATTTATCTATATCTTCTTTGTAGACTAATTTGTCGATTCGGCTAATATTATCACCACAAATTAATTGTATCATAAACAATACTTTTTCATCTCTAATAAAAATATATTGTCCTTTTATCCATCTTGCCTCTACTAAACAATTGTCAAGTAGAACCGGTCCTACTCTTGCTTTATCAGTATTTGCTATTAACCATTTTCCTAATTCTTTTTTAGCTTGCTTACGTCCAAACGTAACTTTGATAGGAAAATTTGTAGGTTTATCAATTACTATAACATTAGTGTTGTTTTGTAAAAAATTAATTGCTGTAGGATCAGGTTCGTAATATTCTGTACATGTATTAAGTGTGGTAAATTTTTGAATAAATGATTTATTATTACTATAAATGTTAAGTGTGTTATATTCACAGCGCACAAGATAGTCGCTAGAATTTTTTAAAAATCTATATATTTTTTGACAACACAAAAAATCTTCTACAGAAACTACGTCTATACTTCTCCACGATTTTTTTACAAGTGTCTTTCCAGCTTTGTAAAGTTGATCATATCGAAATAATTCTGAACTAGCATATGCTAAATTGCCTTTTCGTTGTAATTCTGTTCTAAATATATGAGCCAATGGAGAACGTATGGTAACTTTATATAGATATTTTCCATAATGTAGTTTAGTAGTTTCAAACTTCTTCACAGACTTTAGCATTTATTTCCAACTCAATTTTTTCTTTAAACAAAATATTAATTGTGCCACCATTTTTTAGATCTCCAAATAATAAAGCTCTACTCAAAGGACGCTTAATTTGTTCGTCAATAACTCGTTGTAAAGGTCTAGCGCCCATTTTAGGATTAAATCCTTTGTCAACTAGATAATCCAATGCTTCGTCTGTAATAGTTATTACAACATCTTTTTGTTTGACTTGATCTTTTAATTCTTTTAAGAATTTGCCAACAATCTTAAGCATAACTTCTTTACCTAGTTTAGCAAATGTAATTACAGCATCAAGTCTGTTTCTAAATTCTGGTTTAAAGAATTCTTTGACACTTTCATCTTCATATTCTTTTTCAAGTTTTTGACCAAAGCCAATATTGTGTTTTTCAGCTTCTTGTGCGCCCAAGTTAGTTGTCAATATAAGCACTGAGTTTCTAGCATCTGCTTCTTTACCATTGCTGCCTGTAACCATACCGTTGTCCATAAGTTGTAGTAAGACAGCAGAAACATCAGGGTGTGCTTTTTCAATTTCGTCAAGCAACAACACACAGTTAGGATTTTCTTGTAATTTAACAATTAACTGACCAGCGTCATCTTCAAATCCTACATAACCTGGAGGTGCTCCAATAAATTTAGCAACACTGTGTTTCTCTTGGTATTCACTCATATCAAACCGCACAAGTTCTACACCTAAATGATGTGCCAATTGCTTTGCTGTTTCTGTTTTACCTGTACCTGTTGGACCCATAAACACAAACGAGCCAATTGGTTTATTGTCAGGTTTAAGTCCAGCTTGGGCAACTAGGATTTTGTCAACGAGTGCTGTAATTGCTTTGTCTTGACCAAATATACTGCCTTGAAGATTCTTTTCAAGATTTGCCAGATTTTCTGTTTCTCTTTCCGCAACTTGTTCTTCAGGTATTTTTACCATTTTAGCAAGTTCAAATTGAATATTTTCTTCTTTTATAATTAAATCATCAGTTTGATCTTTAACTTTAAATCTACTACAAGCAACATCTATTAAATCAATAGCTTTATCAGGTAATTTCTTATCTGGTTGATATTTTACACTCAACTTAACACTTGCTTGTATTGCTTCATCTGTAATTTCAACATTATGAAACTCTTCGTAATATTTTTTAATACCGTGTAAAATTTCAATGGTAGTTTCTTCACTTGGTTCGTCAATGCTTACACGCTGGAATCTTCTCATTAAGGCACGATCTTTTTCAAAATACTTTCTGTACTCCTCCCAAGTTGTGCTTGCTACTACTTTTAGGTTGCCTTTACCTAATGCTGGTTTAAGTAAATTAGCCAAGTCGTTACTGCTACCTTGGCCTCCTGCGCCAGCACCTGAAATCATGTGTGCTTCGTCAATGAACATAATAGTTTTACCTTTTTTCTGTAAACCAGCTAAAACTAATTTAAATCTTTCTTCAAAGTCACCTCTGTATTTTGATCCTGCTAACATTGATCCAATATCTAAAGCATATACATTGTATTCTTTAAGGAACTCAGGTGTTTGTCCATTTTCAATTTTCCAAGCAAGACCTTCGGCTATAGCAGTTTTACCAACACCTGGATCACCTACCATAAGCACATTACTTTTACTACGACGACCTAGTGCTAGTGCGACAGCATCTAATTCTTCAAATCTTCCAATAACTGGATCAATTTTTCCGTTGCGTACTTGAAAATTTAGATCTTCAGTGAATTGACGCAAGGCTTGATTTGCTGCTCCAGCATTTTCTTGTATTTGTTCTTCTTCTTCCTTTTCACCAATTTCGATACTCAGATAGTTTTGGTATTCTTGTTTGTTGATACCAACTTGTGTTGTTAAGAAATAGGCATAACTTTTCTTTTCACCTAGTATACTTAAAAATACATCAGGTATGTCAATAGTATTTCTTCCTTGGAATAGCACTTGCGCAAAAGCTCTATTAAGCACACGTTCAACTGTCTGTGTTTTCTTAGGCTTCCATTTTTTTGATACTGTCTCCATATCAATTTTGATATTTTCTAATTTACTTTTTAGATAATTTTCTAAATTATGTTTTAGTAGTTCTGTGTCAATGCCAAATTCAGTTAAATGATCAAAAAACTTTTCTTCGCACAACATACCAAAGAGAAGATGTTCTAAGGTAACATACTCATGAGAAAGTTTTTTAGCATCTCCTACTGCTTTGTCAAATACTAATTGTAATTCGCTACTTGGTTCTACCATTTTTTAATGCTTTCTTAATATCTTTAAGTCTTTTTTCTTCAGCTCGTTTTACCTTAAGACGACTCACTCTATCTATATATTGAATGCCATGTAGATGATCATATTCATGTAAAAAGATTCTAGCATCAATATCATCCAACTTCATCTCTACAGTTATAACATCTTTATAGTCATTTGTCAAGGTAAGAAATGACACAATAGTACTAATTGGTCGTTTTACTCGCAATATCAAACCAGGGTGACTAAGACATCCTTCGGGTCCTAATTCTGTTTCTTTGCTAATACCTTGTATTTGCGGATTAATAACAACCATAGGATCACCATACTTCTTATTTAATATAGTTTTCATCACAAATATCTGCCCATTAAACCCTACTTGGTTAGCACTGATGCCAACACCTCCATATTTTTTCATTACATCAATCATATCCAACGCAATTGGCGCAGGATGTATTTGTTCTAAATCATATACTTTAACTGGATTCTCCAGCATTGTATTAGGTGCGAGTACTAAGTTCATCATTTAAGATTTTTATCCTTCTTTCCATTTCAGGGTCGTCAATTTTTGGTAGAACACCATGTATGTTTACATACATATGTCCTGTACGTCCAGTTCTAGGATCGGGTAAACCGTATCCAGCTACACTTAAAACTTGTGACGGTTGTGTGCCTTTTGGTATATTAACTCGTAAAGGGCCGCCTCCAATTTTTTCAACAATAACATCTGTGCCTAACATTAAATCAAACACACTTATTTTTATATTAGTATAAAGATTTTTACCATCTCTTTTGAATCTGGTATGTGGTCTAATTTTAACTAGTACTATTAAGTCTCCTCGCGGGCGTCTTGGATCTGTAGCATCTCCTAACCCTCTAAACCTTAATGCTTGTCCATGTTCAATACCTGGTTGTATTTTTATACTAGCACTACTTTCCATTCCATTTGATAGTTTATAAGTTGCTAAAACATCTCTACCAACAGCAACATCTTCTAAGTCAATGGTAATAGAAATTTTTATATCTCTGTTTACTTGTGGCCGTTGTTGACGTTGTCCAAAAAACGCATTCATAATGTCATCTAAATTAGAAGAATTAACATTCATCCTAACTTGAGGATTGTCATATTCTTGTCTTTTATTTGGATCTTTAAGTGTTTCGTATGCTTCGTTGATTTGAGCAAACCTGCTACTGTCACCGCCGTGGTCAGGATGATGGGCCATCGCCTGTTTGCGATAAGCCTTTTTAATTTCATCTTGATTAGCTTGTTTGTTTATACCAAGTATACTGTAATAGTCCATACTATTACTTTTTTGCTAAGTGTCTACTTCTTGCTAGTTCCGGCGTAAAGTCCAAACCATGCTGCTCCAGCACCTACAACAACACTAATAAGCCCTGATTGTTCTAGTGTAGGATTTGGTAACTCCATGTACCACATTACACATTGATATAACAAATAGATGTAAGTTGTAATAAAGATACGTGGAAAAATTCTCCAAGCATCTACTGCTCTTGCCAAATGAATCATTTTAGCAAAAGGATTAGGTCCTAGATCTTTTACACTTGTATCTACTTCTAAGTCTAGTTTTACTTTTTTAGTAGCACCACTGCTACTTGCCGGAACCACAACTTCAGCATCTGCCTTTGGTTCTGCTGCTGGCGCTGCGTCTAAGTCTTCAAGTTTTTTTCTTGGCATTTTTACCCTCCAATTTTTGTAATCTGCCCTCTAAGTCATCTATCTTTGCTGTGATTTTTGGATACTTTTTTCGCCATGCGTCTTCAGGCTGTTCTAGCCATGTAAGTCCCCAACGTTCTACAAGATAGTCAATAGCACGATCTACTTGGGCATAGCCCCATAGACCGATACGTGTTGTACTAATGTATGCTACAAATATAGCACCAAGCACACTGCCACCGATTGCTGTGTAAATCCACAGTCTATCCGTCGCCATCCTTTCGATCATTTCCCACATTGTTGCCCCTCTTTATATGTGTGTATTTAGCTCTACGTATACCTATTGCTCTGTTAGGTATATATAAATCATACCGCACTTCATTTCGTTGATTACCGCCTAATATTACCCAACGTTTGTTTTTTTCTTCTATAAAAAATCCAACATGACCTTTCCATCCTTCGTCTCCTCTAGGAAAGATTACAATATCGCCACGTTGAATATCTTCAGGTTGAACTGGCTCGCCCCAATTGAGAAAACTACGAGCCATAAGTGGAACATCGCTTACACTTTCACTACCTGGTATGCCATCTATTTCTAATATAGCATTTACAAATGCCGCACACCATTCTGTACGTACAGGATCTACACCAACTAATTCACGTATTTCACTACGATCTTGCCGTTCTTCTAGTCCTATATAAGTTTGTGCTGAAACAATTGGATCGGGTTTGGGTACATTGTTACAACCAGCAACGACAAGTATACTACTCGTCCACAATAACTGCTTTATCAAGTGCTTCTTCTGCCTCTTTGTAGTAGCCTTCATATGCTGCTATGATTGCTTGCTGCTGTTGTACTAAAGCTCGTATGTCTGAAAAGTTTAAACCTAAGTTGCCGTAGCCTTCACCTGTTAACGCATACAAAGCAAATGCCTTGCCTTCGGTTTGTAGTTTGTCTATTACGGAATCTACATTGCCTTCGTTAAGCACAATCCATTCTACATTACGCATGTTAAGTTCGTCAACAGGAGGTAAGGTAAGGGTAGGTTTTTCTACTGGACTAGTAGATATATCAATCTGCTGTGGTTTGGTTGAGCAGGCCGCGAGACTTATAAGTATCGTAAAGCCAAGGACACTCTTTGTTAAAAGCGATGCCATTTTCAGCGTTCCTTTCTTTGTCATTCAGTTCTGCCCCCGATAGAAGTTCAAAACATCTACCAGCATTTTCAGTGCCTCTGTTTACAGCACGTTCTATACCTTCAGCATTTGCTATTGCTGCTGCCGTTAAATCTATTTCCTGTAGCTTATCAGCAAGTCTTTGGTTCTGCCTGCGTATAGCAATGTATGCTTCGTTTAAACTAGCAAGTTCACTAGAAGCTTTCTCATAGTCATTTTCTAGTGAACTAATAGTTTGTTCATTAAGTTCTACTGCTGTGTTTAGTTTAGCATTATTAGATGTAAGAATAGCCAAGCGTTCTTGTGTATCGTTATAATACCAGTAGCCAATACCACCGACACCTAACAATAACATAAACATAACTATTGCTAATTTAGCGCCCATACCACCTACCCGAAGAGCTTTCCCAATGTTTTAGGTCCTAATACACCATCTGCTACTAAACCTTTACTAGACTGCCAACTTTTGATTGCTCTTTCTGTTCCTGGTCCAAAGATACCGTCTGCTGGTGCTATGCCAAGTTTTTCTTGAACCTCTGCTACCAGCGGTCCTCTTGAACCTTTTCTTAATACTTGGTTTAAGTCGTATTCAACTTCTGGTTCTTCATAATCACCACCTAGCACATCAAGTGCATGTGCCCAATGCTTTTTACGATCTTCTAAACCAATAGTACCACCGTTGATGCGTTTGGTCATTTTTAAAATGTCCATGTTGTCACAGTGTTTGTTGATGTTGTTTTCGTCCCAGAACCAGCAAGCACTGTCCAACGCACCTTTTTTGGTACGCACATAATCAACTGCTTCGTCAACTGTCATATCTACATCTTCGGCGAACTCTGTATAGTTGTATCGTCCAGTAAGCTGAATAAGGCCGCCTCCGCGGAACTTCCAGCCATCACCGCTTTCTGTGTCTCCGTTGTCCATACGGTTCGCATAAATGACATTAGCAATTTTTTCAGGTTGT